TTGGTGACGCGGGGCCGCAACCTTTCTCTAGTCTCGACCCTGCAAAAAGGGTTGCACCCCCACCGTGGCCGGGTACGCTCGGCTTCGCCATGAACCCGCCGCCCTCCGAGGGCGCGGCCCAGCCCTCGAGCTCGTTCGAGGCCTACCGCGCCGACGTCAACCGCCTGGCCACCACGCTCTCCACCGCCCACCTCCTGCTCGACGGGATCGACCTCGAGGCGATCGCGCGAGCCCTCGCGCGCGCCGACTCGGTCGGGTGGGCGCTCGACCCGACCGCCTACCGCGCGGCTCTGGACTCTGGACAGCTCGACGCGCAGCGCGAGCTCGTCCGATGGGCCCGCGACACCCGGAGCTCCTGGGCGAGACTCCACCGGCTCGCGGCGGGCCTCCTCCTCGGCGCGCTCGAGGTAGCGTGCCGCCTGGTCGCCGTCGGGCTTCGACTCCATGACGCTCTCATCGTCGGCCACCGCACCCGGGGCGTCCTGGATCGACACCTGAACCCGAGGCCGGGCGACCTCGTGGTCGAGACGTCCTCGCTGCGAGGAATCACGTCCGACCGCGTCGGCGTGTTCGTGCGCCGCGAGGGAGACCGCTGGGTAGTCATCGAGCTCGTGACCGGCCTCGAGCGTGGATGGACGAATACGCGCTGGGTGGCGATCGACTGGAGCCCAGAGGGTTGAAGTGCCTCTCCCTCTTCCAGCCCTGGGCCCAGCTCGTGGTCCTCGGGCTCAAGCGGTACGAGACGCGCCCGTGGACGACGCGCCACCGCGGGCCGCTCCTGATCCACGCCTCGCGCCGGCGACCAGCTCGACCCGAGGAGCGCGGTCCTACTGGCTTCCACATGCCCGAGCTCGACGGCATGTACCGCGACCTGGCCTCTCGAGGCTACGGCGTCGACGACCTCCCGCTCGGGGCGATCATCGGGGGCGTTGTGGTCCAGGAGGTCTATCACACTGAGGACCTCGAGCCCCTGGCCGAGCGGATCGGCGAGGCGGAGATGCTCGTCGGGAACTTCGCTCCGGACCGCTTCGCGTGGAGACTCATCCACCCGTTCCGCCTTGCGGAGCCGATCCCCTGGCGCGGAAGACAGCGCCTCTTCGACGTGGAGCTCCCGCCCGAGCTCGAGGAACTCGCTCGCGAGGCCGCTCGTCCGTGACCGCGACCGCCCAGCTCCTCTCCCCGCGCGCCTTCGGCGAGGCCGTCGGCGTGACGCGCCAGGCGGTCCAAAAGGCGATCCGCACCGGCCGCCTGAAGGCCGCGCTTTCGAAGGACGAGCGCACTGGCCACCACCTGATCGAGCTCGAGCGCGGGCGCTCGGAGTGGGAGGCCTGGGCCGACCCGTCGAAGAGACCGAAGGGGAGGAAGCCTCCCGGCCGGCCCTCGAAGGCCTCGAAGGGTACGCCCTCGATGTTCGAGACCCCGGTCGACCGCGAGCGCAAGGTGGAGCAGCTCTCGCACGCTCGAGCGTCGGCGATCCGCGTCGGGCTCGAGGCCGAACTGAAACAGCTCGAGCTCGACCAGCTCCGCGGGTATCTGATCGACAAGCGCGAGGTCCAGCGCGAGGCCTTCCGCCTCGGCCGCGAGCTCCGCGACCGACTCCAGGCAATTCCTGACCGCCTGTCTACCCGGCTCGCCGCGCTCGACAAGCCCGCCCAAATCCACGAGACGCTCGCGGCCGAGATCGCCCAGGCGCTCCAGCTCCTCGACGAGCGTCCCGAGTGACCGCGCCCGCCCCATTCTTCCGTTCGGGCCCGGTCGACGTTCACCTCGGCGACGCGCTCGAGCTCCTCCCGCGCTTCGCGGCCGGAGCCTTCACCGCGTGCGTGACCGACCCGCCCTACGGGCTCGAGTTCATGGGCCGCGACTGGGAGCGGTTCCGTCTCGACGACACGCTCTCCTCCAGGTTCCGCGGCGAGCGCGCCGGCGCGGTGGGAGGGATCGAGGATGTAGGCGCGGCCAGCGAGAGGCGCGCGCGCTACTCGAAGCATCGCGGGCTACGCGTTGTGATCGGCGTCTCGCGCCGGCCCTCGACCTCGAGGTGTCAGAATTGCGGCCGCCGCGACGTCTACAGGAAGCCCCACGGGTGCGCGGACCGCGAGGTCTGGCGCCGCGAGATCATCGACCCGCACGCGGCGCCTCCCACCGCTCGAGCCTTCCAGGAGTGGGTCCGGACGTGGGGGCTCGAGCTCTACCGGGTGCTGAAGCCCGGCGCGATGGTTCTTGCCTTCGGCTCGCCGCGCACCTTCCACCGCCTCGCGGCCGGGCTCGAGGACGCCGGCTTCGAGATGCGCCGCACGCTCGCGTGGCTCTTCGGCCAGGGCTTCCCGAAGGCGGCCCGCCTCGAGACACTCACCGGCCGCCCGGAGTGGACCGGCTGGACGACCGACCTCCGCTCTGGCTGGGAACCGATCCTGCTCCTCCAACGCCCGCACGCGGACGGGTTCAAGGGCGCCGCGCTCGAGGAAGGGGGCGCCGGCCTCCACCTCGGGGCCCACGGCCTGACGGAGGGCGGGGGCTGGCCGTCCGACGTCCTGCTCGGCGAGGCCGCGGCCGCCCAGCTCGGACCCGAACGCGCGGCCTTCTTCTACGCCCCGAAGGCGAGCGCCTCCGACCGCTCGATGGACGGGGCGATCCGGAACGAGCACCCGACCGTCAAGCCCCTGGACCTTATGCGCTGGCTCCTCGAGCTCGTCCGCCGGCCGGGCGGAGACGAGCTCGTGCTCGACCCCTTCGCCGGCTCCGGCTCGACCCTGATCGCGGCCGCGCGCCTCGGGTTCCGCTCGGTCGGGATCGAGCGCGACGAGGCGCACGCCTCCCTGGCTGGGAAAAGGTTCATAGCGGACGCGCCGCTCTTCCACCGCGACGAGACGCCGGAACCGCTCCAGGTCGACGAGCCAGCCGGCCGATAGCCCCGCCATGGAAACGAAGAGCATCCACCACCGCCTCGAGCACGCGGACAGCATCCGCCACCGCCTCGAGCTCGTCTTCTCCTCGGAGTCGATCGAGCGAATCGACCGCCACGGCAAAGGGACCAGGCACGACCTCCTCGACGTCAAGGTCCAGGGCGCGCGCTTCACGATCCGCGACGACGGGAGGACCTTCGTCTCCTGCTCCGGCGAAGTGATCGCCACCTTCGAGCCGCCCAACGGCCGTCCGCTCCACCTCGTGCTCGACGACTCCGCCGGGCAGAGGTGGGACGGAGACCTCCGGATCGCCCACGCCGAGGGCCGCACGCTCCCCGGCGGCCTGCCCTGCGGGAAGCCCCGCCCATCGCCGGCGCTCTGCCTCGTCCAGTCCGCCTGACCATGGCAAAGCGCAAGGCAAAGAGGACCGACCTCGAGCTCATCGACGCCGTGGTCGGCAACGGGCCATTCGAGCCCGAGGACGTGGGTCGCGTGCGCGCGCTGGCCAGCTCGGGGCGGAGGTCCTCGAGGTCCTGGCCCGCGGGCCTGAGGGGAAGGCCTCCGACTTCGAGGCCTGGTGTTGCGACGTGGCGCCGGTCATCGAAGGCGCGGCGAAGGCGCTCGAGCTCAAGCCTGGGTGGCGACCGCGTCGAGGGTAGGAGCTCGAGCCGCCCCTGTCGGGTACGGTCGCGCCCGTGAGCCAACCGAAGACAGGCCCCCGGTGCTCGCACCGACACGGCGCGAGGGCGACGAGCGCCTGCTTCTCGGACGGGCACGGCCTCGTCGCGCTCTGCCGGGAGCACGCGGTGAAGCACGCGCAGCGCGCCGGGCACACGATCCTCTCGCTCGAGGGCGTGCGGAGGATCACGGCCCTACAGGCGCGCGCCCTCGCGAAGGCCAAGGCTCGCCGACAGGGCATCCTCCGTCCGGAGGTCAGGGCCCGATGACCGATGGACCGGCCGCGGTCCTCGAGCGTGCCGAAGTCTCGCGGCGCGCTTACCGCGAGGCCTTCCTCCGCGGGGTCGCGCCCGACCCCAGGATCACGGTCTCCGAGTGGGCGGACCGCCACCGGATGCTCTCGACCAGGAGCTCGCGCGAGCAGGGCCCGTGGAGGACGGCGCGCACGCCCTACCTGCGCGAGCCCATGGACTGCCTCTCGTCCACCTCCTCGGTGGAGGACGTAACCTTCGTCAAGGGGAGCCAGCTCGGCGGGACCGAGCTCGGGAACAACTGGATCGGCTACGTGATCGACCATTGCCCGGGGCCCTTCCTCACGGTCATGCCGACCGAGAAGGTCCAGAAGAGGAAGAGCCGCCAGACGCTCGACGCCCTGATCGAGGACACGCCTCGCCTCGCCGCGAAGGTCTCGAGCCGGAAGAGTCGCGACCCAGGGAACACGACCCTGATGAAGGTCTTCCCTGGTGGGATGCTCGTCCTCGGTTCGGCCGAGAGCGCGGCCGACCTCCGATCGATGGCCGCGCGCTTCCTCTTCCTCGACGAGGTGGACGCCTTCCCCGAGGAGCTCGAGGGCGAGGGCGACCCGGTCGAGCTCGCGGAACGCGCGACTCACTCGTTCGGGACCTCGAGGAAGATCCTCCGCGTCTCGACCCCGACGGTCGAGGGCCGGAGCCGGATCCTGAAGGCCTTCGTGGAGACGGACCGGCGCTACTACCACGTTCCGTGTCCGCACTGTGGCCTGCTGCAGCGGATCGTCTGGCCTCGCATCCGGTGGGAGCAGGGCGACGACGAGCCCGTCGAGCGGGTCATCCTCGAGCTCCGCGAGCGCCGGCGCGTCGCGTGGCTCGAGTGCGAGGGATGCAAGCGCCGGATCGAGGAGCACGAGAAGGACGGGATGCTCGAGCGCGGAGTCTGGATCCCCGAGGACCCGAGCCTGGGTGAGCACGTGCGCGGCTACCACCTCTCGGCGCTCTACTCGCCCTACGGGTGGTACTCCTGGAGCCAGAGCGTCGCGCGCTTCCTACGGGCCCAGGGGCACCCGACACGTCTCCGCGTCTGGGTGAACCAGGACCTCGGCGAGGGTTTCAAGGAGAAGGGCGACGTCCCCGAGTGGCGCCGGCTCTATGAACTCCGCGAGACCTTCCAGCTCGGGCGCGTTCCGAAGGGTGGCGTCCTGCTCACCGCCGGCGTGGACCTCCAGGCCGACCGGATCGAGTACGAGGTGGTCGCGTGGGGCCCTGAACTCGAGAGCTGGTCGGTCCTCTACCAGGTGCGCCCGTACGACCAGGCGAAGGGCGACTGGCAGGCGGAGATCGATCGCCTTCTCGTCCAGACGTTCACGTTCGCAGACGGCGGAGCTCCATCGCGGCTCGCCGGCGTCGCCGTCGACACCGGGTACGAGGCCCAGAAGGTTTACAAGTGGGCGCGGCGCTACGGCCGCTCGGCTCGGCTCTTCCTCGTGAAGGGGCGGACCGGCACGCGCTCCCCGGTTGATCTCCCCATGGCGCTCGACGTCGAGGTGGGCGGCCGGCGCATCAAGCGAGGGGTTCGCGTCTGGCCGATCGACACCGGGGTCCTGAAAGAGGAGCTCTACGACAACCTCCAGCTACGGCCGCCGGTCGAGCCCGGGGCGCCCTACCCCGCCGGCTACTGCCATTTTCCCCAGTACGGGCCGGAGCACTTCAAGGGCCTGACCGCTGAGACCCTGGTCCGCCGGCGCCTGAAGGGCGGCCGCGTCGTCCTCGACTGGGAGAAGACCCGCGAGAGGAACGAGCCGCTCGACTGCCGGGTCTACGCCAGGGCGGCCGCCTACGTCCTTGGCGCCGACCGCTGGAGCCGGCAGGATTGGTCCGCAATGCGGGAGCTCGTCACGAAGATCGCCGCACCCACCCCAGCCGAGGCGCCGCCGCCCCCCGAGCCGGGGCAGGAGCCGAGGCGCCGGAACCGAGACAGCCGATGGGATCGTTTTCGCAGGCGGACCTAGACCGGATCAGACGCGCGATCGCGTCGGGCGCGCTCATCGTCCGGTACGACGACGGGCGCCAGGTCACCTACCGTTCGATGGAGGAGCTCCTCCAAGCCCGCGCGGTGATCGAGGCCGAGCTCTCGCCGGGCGGCCCGGTCCGAAAGGTCATGGCCCATAGCAAGGGCGTCGAGGCGGCCGGCGGGGAGCGCCACGGGTGGCCCTGGTGGGAGTGAGCCGGCTCGACCGCCTGATCGCGCACGCCTCGCCCGCCTGGGCGCTCCGCCGCTCCGTCGCCCGCGCCCGGCTCGAGACCCTCGAGCGGCTCGAGCGCGCCCGTGACCAGCTTCGGCGCTACGAAGGCGCCGACCGCGGGCGCCGGACCCAGGGCTGGCTCGCCCACGACACCTCGGCCGTGGCCGCAATGCGCGGCGCGCTCCACGAGCTCCGCGCGCGCTGCCGTGACCTCCGCCGGAACAACCCATGGGCCGCTACCGCGGTTCGCGAGCTGACCGCCCACGTGGTAGGCCGCGGGATCCGCCCGCGCTTCAAGCACGAGCGGGACTCCGAGCTCCGCCTGGCCACCGAGCTATGGGAGGAGTGGGCACACACGCCCCAGGCGGACGCCTCCGGCCGGGAGACGTTCTACGGGCTCCAGGCGGCCGCGGTGGAGGGCATGATCGACGGCGGGGAGACGCTCATGCGCCGGCGGTTCCGGCGTGACGGGGACGCGCTCGCGGTTCCCCTGCAGGTCCAGCTCCTCGAGGGCGACCACCTCGACACCCTGAAGGACTTCGAGCGCGACAAGGGCGGGAACCGGATCGTCCAGGGCGTCGAGTACGACGCGATCGGGCGTCGGCGCGGCTACTGGCTCTTCCAGGACCACCCCGGGGACTCGTTCACATCGGCAGTCTTCCAGCCCTCGGCCTTCGTCCGGGACTCCGAGATTCGCCACGTCTACCGCGCCGACCGCGTCGGCCAGGTGCGCGGGATCCCGTGGGGCGCGGTCGTGGCGCTCCGGCTCCACGACTTCGACGCCTACGAAGACAACGAACAGCTCCGGATGGTCGTCGCGACGAGCTTCGCGGGCTTCGTGCACGACCTTTCCGGCGCCGACAGCTCGTTCTCGGACGGCGTCCAGGGCGCGCTCGTGCCGACGGGCGACAACGTCAACCGCCTGGGCCAGGCGGTCGACGAGCTCCATTCCGGGACTATCGAGTACCTGAAGCCCGGGAAGACGATCACGTTCCCGAACCCGCCCCAGAACGAGGGCTTCACGGCCTTCTCGACGGTCCAGCTCCGCGCGGTCGCGAAGGGCTACGGCGTCCCCTACTGGCTCCTGACCGGCGACCTCTCGGGCGTCAACTTCTCGAGCATCCGCGGCGACTGGATCGGCTTCGTTCGGAACGCCGACGGGATCCGAGAGCGGATCCTGATTCCGCACCTCTGCGAGCCGGGCCTCCGCTGGTGGCGCGACGCGGCCGAGGTCGCGGACCTCCTGACGCCTGGTTTCCCTGACCCAGGCCGTCTCGGCTGGGAGTGGATCCCGCCGCGGCGCGAGATGCTCGACCCGCGGACGGAAGTCACGGCCGAGGTCGAGAGCGTGCGCGCCGGCTTCAAGTCGCTCTCCCAGGTGGTCTCCGGTCTCGGCTCGGACCCTGACCGGGTCATGGAGGCCCTGGCCCTCGACCTCGAGAAGGCGCGCGCGCTTGGGCTCTCGCTCACCGTGGACGGGAAGAACCCCGGCCCCGGGAAGACCCAGACGCCGAACCAGGCCGCCGCGGCGACCCACGCGGCCGCAAACGGCGAGACGGACGAGGAGGAGGACGAGCTCGGCCGCGCGCTCCTCGGGAAGCTCCAGGCCCGCGGTATGACCCCCGCGGAGGCCTGCGCGGCGCTCTTCGGCACTTGAAGGCGGCCCGCGCCCGCGGGAGACTGCCTGTCGTGTCCAACAAGGTCGAGAAGCCCGGCCACGAGACCCGCGCCGCTCCCGATAGGACCCGCGCGCCCGGGTTCACCGAGGCCGAGGCACGCGCGCGCGCAACCGCGCACGGGCTCGAGGGTGGGGCAATCCGCACGCTCGAGTTCGAGGAGGAGCCCTCGATCCGCGGGGAGGTCCTCCCCGAGATCCAGACCCAGCCGGACGGGTCCCTCGTGATCGATATGTTGCTCGCGACGGCGAAGCCCATCCGCCGGGTGGCCTGGGTCGACGGACGGATGGAGGAGATCGACGAGGTTTTGAGCTTCGCGCCCGGCGCCCACCGCGAAGAGCGGGTCCGCTCCGGTCGGATGCCCCTCCTCGCTGTCCACGACCAGTGGAACCTCGACGCCGTCCTCGGCGTCTGCGCCGACCCGCGAATCGACGCCCAGGCCGGGACCTACCGCGTCCGCGCGCGGATCTCGAGCCGGGCCGAGCTCGAGGGCGTGCGCCAGGACTTGAAGAGTCGGATTCTTACGAACACGAGCCTGGGCTACCGCGTGTATCTGTACCGCGACGTGACACCGCTGGATCCAGCGCCCGCCGGCGCGATCCCCGCCCAGGCCGAACGCCCCCCCGCGCGCCGGGTTCGCCGCCTCGAGGCGGTGGACTGGGAGAGCCGGGAAGGTAGCCTGGTCCCGGTCGGCGCCGACTGGGAGACGTCGACCCGTTCCACGGAGCGTCCCCCGGGCGGGGCAACCTCCGTCCCCGTCTGGACCGCCCAACCCGAGAAGACGATGGACCCCACCGAAGCCCCCACGAGCCCGACCGCCACCGCCACGCCCCCGGCTCCCCCTCCGCCCGCCGAGGGCGCGCGCGGGACGACCACGGCCCCGACGCCGACTACCGGCGCGGTCCAGCCGCCGGCGACTCCGAACGGAGCGCGAGCCGAGGACACGGGCGCCGACCAGGAGCTCCTCCGTCAGCGCTCGATCCGCGACAAGCTCCGGAAAGCCGGCCTGCCCCTCGACGGCCGGCTCGCGACCGAGCTCCTCGACACTCGGGTGAGCTCCGCGGTCGCGACCGATCGGATCCTCGACGAGGTCACGCGCCGCGACGCGACGCAAGGCGGGACCGCGACGATCACGGACGCCGAGGAGGACAAGACCTGCCGAGCGATCCAGGACGTCCTCGAGCATCGCTCGCTCCGCCCGATTCTGACCGAGAAGGAACGGACCGAGCTCGACGGGCGCCTGGCCGGGAACCCCTTCATCCACCAGCGCCTCCTCCGCATCGGCGAGCGCTACCTCGAGCTCGTGCACGGCACGCGCGGCCTCGAGCGCCTGGGCCCTCTAGACCTCGCGCATGAGATCCTCTTCCGCCGGCGCGACCAGATGATGGGCACGCGGGGCACGCCCGGCTTCCACGTCACGAGCGACTTCGCGAGCGTCCTCGCCAACGTCGCGAACAAGGGTCTGCAGCGCCAGTTTGATCTGACGCGCGACACCTACAGCCAATGGACAGTCCCCGGGACCCTGCCCGACTTCAAGCAGACGAAGCGCGTCAACCTCGGCGACGCGCCGCGGCTCCTCCGGAAGCTCGAGGGCGCCGAGTACAAAGTGGGCGCGGTCGGAGAGAAGGGCGAGAACGTCCAGCTCCTCACGTACGGGCGCGCGGTGAATATCTCGCGCGAGTCGATTGTGAACGACGACCTCGGCGCCTTCACGCGCTTTCCCCGCGCCTTCGGCGGAAGCTCGAAGCAGCTCATCGCCGACCTCGTCTACTCGGTCCTGACCGCGAACGCGGTGCTCTCCGACGGCCTCGCGCTCTTCGAGGCCGCGACCCACGGGAACCTCATCACGGCCGCGGGGAACGCCTTCACCGACGCCAACGCGGTCAACGCCCTCTCCAACACGCGCGCCCTTGCGCGCCGGCAGAAGGGAATCCCCCCGGGCTCCCCGAACAACGAGGTGGCCTTCTTCCTCGCGCTTGACCTCGTGCACCTGCGCGTGCCCGAGAACCTCGAGACCGTGGCCCAGAAGATCACGGCCTCGCTCACGCCCCAGCAGGTCTCCGGCGTGAATCCATTCCAGGGTCAGTTCCAGTCGGTCATGGCCGAGCCACGCCTCGGCGCCGTTTCGCAGGCCGCGTTCTACATGATGGCCGACCCGTCCGCCCTCGATACGATCGAGGTCGACTTCCTCCAGGGCGAGAGCGGCCCGGTGATCGAGAGCCGCATGAGCTGGCACGCCGACGGCGTGGAGATGAAGTGCCGCCTCGACGTGGGCGTCGCCCCGACCGAGTACCGCGGCCTCTACCGGAACGACGGCGCGACCTGAGCCGAGCGACCACGAGACCACTTCCGAAGACCCCGACCCCATCTCTCCTCCAATGCGCAGCTACCTAGGACCCGGCGACAAGGTCGAGCTCACCGCCCCCGGTGGGGGCGTGCTCGTCGACACCGGCTACGTGATCGGTTCGTACTTCGTCGTGGCCGAGGGCCCCGCGGCCGCGGCCGCGAAGTTCATCGGCCTTCGGAACGGGACGGTCAGGCTCCTGAAGAACGCGACCGAAGCCCTGACCGAAGGGCAGAAGGCCTTCTGGGACGACACCACGAAGCGCGTCCGGAACGCCTCCGCCTCGGGCCGGTTCGTCATCGGCACGGTCCAGAAGGTCCAGCTCGCCGCGGACCTCACGGCCGACGTGGACCTCGACGGGGTCGCGGTCACCGCGATCCCCTGATCATCCCTCCCCCACCTCCTCCACGGAGACGCCCGCGCGTGTCCTGGCGCGACTACGCCGACCACGCCCAGGACGTGATCCTGGACACCATGACCGAGAGGGACGCGGCCGGCGCCCTCTCGGTCGTCTACGATCCGGAGGGCGGGGTAGCGCGGCCGGTGCAGGCCATCTTCAGGGAGCGCCACCTCGAGAAGGTCCTCGAGCCGCTCGGGCCTCCGGTCTCGACATGGCAGCCGAAGATCGGTGTGAAGATCGCCGAGCTCCTCCCGGACTGGCCCCTGAAGGACGGTTCCCGCTTCGTGCTCGCCCGCCCGCCCGGTGGCGACCCGCTCGACACCTCCACCGGCTACCGCTATGCGGTGATCGATCGACAGCTCGATGGCGAGGGGATGGTGGAGCTCCTGCTCCGGCGTAAGGAATGACCGTCGAGCGGAAGGCCATCCGGTGCTACTTCGCGGACGCCCTGAAGGGCGCGACGCGCGCCGGCCAGAACGTCCGGCCTCAACGGTTCGAGCCGATCCTCCCCGAGCTGGAGCTCGACGGGGTCGACGTCTTCGCCTCGCTCCTCGTCTACACGCTCACGGACACGGTCACGCGCCACACGGACACGCCGCGGACCTACTCCCGCCGGCTCGAGCTCGCGGTCGAGCTCTTCCTCGAGCAGGGCCCCGAGCTCGACGCGGACGCGATAGAGGACCTCATCGACGACGTCTCGGACCAGGTCGAGTGCGTGGTGGAACCGCGGATCCCAGGGCTCGCGGCCGTGGAGGTGCCGGGGACGGGGCAGAAACTCTCCGTGAACCCCTCCGCCTCGGGGCTCGAGCGCGTGGAGATCGGCCTAGACGCCCGCGGGGTCCAGCTACAGGGGGCTGCGCGCCTCGTCTTCATGATCGCCTACGGGACCGACGTCGACGAGCGTGAACAGGCGCGCGCCACGGACCTCGAGCGGCTCGGGGTCGTCTACCGCTTTCCGCCCCTCACCCCGGAGGCCGAGACGGTCGCCGGGGATGAAATCGAGCTCCCAGGGGGGTAGGGTGGCGGGCGCCATGTCGCTCGAACGCGCCCACCTCGTCCCTTCCCGTCCAGGACTACGAGTACTCGACCCAGACCACGGCGATCTTCCCCTTCCGCCCGAGGGACGCGAGGTGGGGCTCTCGTCCTACTGGATCCGCCGGCTCCAGGACGGGGACGTGAAGGCCGAGCACCCCCGGCTGGCGGAGACCTCGAGACCGTCCAAGGAACGAGACAAGAGCCACTAGCCCATGGTCACCTTCTCCCAGGTTCCGAGCTCGACGCGCGTCCCCTTCGTGTTCGTCGAGATCGACGCCTCGCGCGCCTCGAGCGGGCCCCAGATCCAGGAGTATCGCGCGGCCCTGATCGGCCAGAAGCTCCCCGCGACCTCGGTCGCGGCCAACGTCCCCACGCTCGCGACCTCGGCTGACCAGGTCGGGCTCGCCTTCGGCTTCGGCTCGATCCTGCACGGGATGGCGCTCGCGTGGTTCAAGTCGAACAAGGTCACCGAGGCCTGGTTCGTCGGCGTGGAGGACGGCGGAGGCTCGATCAAGGCGACCCGGACGTTGACCGTCACGGGCCCGGCGACGGCCTCGGGCTCGGTCTTCCTCTACGTGGCCGGCCGGCGCATCGTCGCCTCGGTCGCGAGCGGTGACGCCGCGAACACCATCGCGGCCTCGATCAACGCGGCGATCCTCGCCAGCGAGTTCGTCACCGAGCTCCCGGTGACCTCCGGCGTCGCGACCAATGTCGTCACCCTGACGGCGCGGAACGGCGGGACCCAGGGGAACGGGATCGACGCGCGCTTCAACTTCCAGACGGGCGAGGTCTTCCCCACGGGCGTCTCGTTCGTCTCCGCCGCGGGCGTCGCCGGCGCCACCGACCCGACCCTTGGGACCGCGCTCGCCTCGCTCGGCGCGAAGCAGTACCACGTGCTCGCGGTCGGCCTCAACGACGCGACCTCCATCGCCGCGGTGGACGCCGAGCTCGCGACGCGCTTCGGCCCCTCCGTCCAGCTCGAGGGCTCCGCCTTCTACGCGAAGGCGGACACCCACGCGAACCTCGTGACCTTCGGCTTCTCCCTGAACTCGAAGCACACGACGGTCGTAGGCCTGAAGGCCCCACTCTCGCCGGTCTGGGAGATCGGCGCTGCGGTCGCCGGCGTGGTCGCCCGCTTCGGCCAGGCGGACCCGGCGCGCCCCTTCAAGACCCTGGAACTCGTGGGCGTGGTCGGCCCCGCGCTCGCGGACCGCTTCACGCTCCTGGAGCGCGACCTGCTCCTGAAGAACGGGATCGCGACCGCGCTCGTGGACGACGCCGGCGTCACCCGCGCCGAGCGCCTGATCACGACCTACCAGACGAACGCGACCGGAGCGAAGGACGTCGCCTTCCTCGACGTGACAACGCTCCTGACCCTCTCCTATCTCCGCTTCGACTTCCGGACCCGCTTCTCCTCCACCTTCCCGCGCCACAAGCTCGCGGACGACGGCACGCGCTACGGGCCCGGTCAACCGATCGTCACGCCGAAGATCGGGAAGGCCTTCGCCGTCTCCGTCTTCCGCGGGTGGGAGCAGCTCGGGCTCGTCGAGGGCTTCGAGCAATTCCAGCGCGACGTCGTGGTCGAGCGCTCGGTCACGGACCGGAACCGCCTCGATCTCCTCTTGCCTACCGACCTGGTGAACCAACTCCAGGTCGCCGGCGTCTCCCTGCAGTTCCTTCTCTGAGGACGAAGCCATGGCCTCCCGGATCGGTGGAACGCTCTTTATCGCCGTCAACGGCGTCCGCCTCGCGGTCAAGGGCAACTGGAACCTGAACCCCGGCCGCCCGAAGCGCGAGGGCGTGGTCGGGATGGACCAGGTCCACGGCTACAAGGAGACTCCGCAGGTTCCCTCGATCGAGGGCGAGGCTACGGTCATGCCCGACACGGACGTGCCGGCGCTCCTCGACGTGCGCGAGGCGACGATCACGGCCGAGCTCGCGAACGGCCAGACCGGGGTGCTCCGCGAAGCCTGGCAGGCGGGCGACGGGACCTACGGGACCGAGGAGGGGAACCTCGCGCTGCGCTTCGAGGGGCTCTCGATGGAGATGAACCCGGCCTGAAGGGAGTGCGGGCCCACGGGTCGGGGCCCACGCCAGAAGTAGGACGACCCGGAGGACGCCATGAACGACACGACGCCGGCGACGGCCGATCCGCTCCCCGACGGGGTGGCGATCCCGGTCGAGCGCCGCCTCGAGGGGCACGTGCTCCCCTTGCGGCGCGCGGTGAAGCACGGGGACCGATCCCTCGACTCGCTCACGTTCGCGGCGCTCACGGGCGCGCACGTGAGGCGCGCGCCCCCCGACTGGGAGCAGACCGACCGCGTGCTCCTCTTCGCGGGCCAGCTCACCGGGCTACCCGATTCGGTCTTCGACCAGCTCCTCGGGTCGGACGTCGGCGACGTGATCCGCGCGACCGTCTCCTCCTCCTGGCCGATGCTCGACCTCCCCGTCCAGTGGGAGGCGACGTGGAGGCTCGAGGTCGAGGAGGGCGTGAAGGTCGGCGAGCCGGCGCCTCCACAGCGGAAGCTCCCGAGCTTCGCGGGTGGGTACGTGCTCGCGCTCGCTCGACCCGTGTCCGCCGGCCGCGACTCCGTCTCCGCGCTCGAGTTCTCGGAGCTCACGGGCAAGGTCGCGCGCGCGCTCCCGACGGACGGGCTTCAGGTGTCGCGCCTCCCCTGGCTCGTGGAGCAGCTCACCGGCGCGCCGGCCGCGGTAGTCGACAAGCTCACGGGCCGCGACCTGAACCGCGCGCTCGCGCTCGCGCAGCTTTTTTTCTTGGCTATCCGAGGGACTACCGCGACCTCTGGGTGACGCTCGCCTGGCGCCTCGGGTTCACGCCCGAGGTCCTGGATAGCCTTTCCGCCTCCGAGCTCCATCACTGGTGGGAGGCTCTCGAGCGCCTCGACGAGCGGATCCGCCGGCGCTAGACCAGGGGGCCCTTGGCCCAGCGAACCTTCCCGCTCTTCGTCCCGATCACGGCGTTCGACCGCTTCACGGCGCCGCTCGGGAGGATGGGCGGGGCGCTCGAGGGCTTCGGACGGAAGGCGGAGAGAGCGGGGCGGAAGCTCACTGTCGGTCTGACGGTCCCGCTCGCGGCGCTCGGGGCGCTCTCGGTGAAGACCGGCCTCGAGTACCAGCGGGCCCTGAACCGCGTCCAGGCCACGACCGGCGCCACCGCGGCCGAGGTCGAGGCGCTCGCGGCGAGCGCCGATGCCACGCTCGGGGCGGCCGGGATACCCTCGAGCGCGCGGAAGACGGCGGTCGCGATGGCCGAGCTCGCGCGCGGAGGTCGCTCGCTCGCTGAGGTCCAGGGCGCGCTGCCGGGCGTGGTCGCGCTCGCCACAGCCGCTCTGGTCGACGAGGCCACGGCCGCGAAGGCGACGACCGACGTCCTCGACGCCTACGGGCTCCGGACCGAGGAGGCCGGGCGCGTGACGGACATCCTCGCGTTCGCCGCGAATCGCGGGGAGCAGGAGTTCGCCGCGCTCGTCGAGGGGCTCGCCGGCGCGGGGCAGAGCGCGCGCGAGACGGGCCAGGATCTCGAGTCGACCGCCGCGATCCTGAACGTCCTCGCCGACGCGCACTTCGAGGGCGCCGCGGGAGCGGCCCTCTTCAAGAAGGCCGTGGGCGCGCTCCAACGCCCCAGCGGCGAGACGTCCAGGACGCTCCTCCGGCTTGGGCTCACGTCGCGGGACCTCTTCCGGGACGACGGCCAGCTCCGGAACCTCGACGAGATCCTCGAGACCCTGAACCTCCACGGGGCGGACGCGCGCGACGCGATCGGCCTCTTCGGGGCGAAGGCCGGGCTCTCGCTCGCGGCGCTCCTCGGGCCCGGGACAGCCAAGGTGCGCGCCTTCGTCGAGGAGCTCCGCGGCGCCGGCGGGGCGGCCGGGGACCTCGCGCGCGTGCAGCTCGGGGGCGGGGTCGGCGTCCTCGAGGAGTTCCAGGGCAAGTGGGAGCGGTTCCTGATCACGGTTGCGCGCTCCGGCCTGCTCGAGGCCCTGGGCGCGCTCGCGACGAAGCTCGGGGCGGTGATCGATCGGTTCCGCACCCTGCCCCAGCCGGTCAGGACGACGGTTGTCGCGCTCGGGATCGCGGCCGCGGCGCTCGGGCCATTCCTCGTCGGCATGGGGAATGTCCTCCAGGTCGGCGGGAAGCTCCTTGGGCTCTTCCGCTTCATGGGCCCGGCCGCCCGAGCGGTGGGGACGGCGCTACCACGCGTCCTTCCGCGCGCGCTCTCCATGGCCCGAGGGCTCCCGCTCGGCGGGCTCCTGGCCGGCGCAGCGTTCAAGCAGGGGACCTCCGCGCCCGAAGGCTCCGTGCGCGCCGCGATCGGCCGCACGCTCGGAACGAAGAGGCTCGACGCCGCGGCCCAGGGGGCGCCGGCGACCGGACGGACCGACGTCTCGGGCTCCGTCCAGATCGAGTTCAGGAACGCCCCGGCCGGGACGCGCGTCCGCGCGCGCCAGACCGGCGACGTCCCGCTCGAGGTGGACACGGGCTACGTCCTCGCGGGGGGCCTCGCGGGCTAGTAGGCTCGCGCGCGCCGGCCGAGGCCGGACGAGCCGCCCGGGGGAACCGCCGGATACGCGAGCGTCCTCCTCCTCCGCGCTGCCGTCCCGGCGGGCTGGAGACCATCCGCGCCCCGCCTGGTGACGGACGCCGACGGCCACGGCCGGCTCTTTATCGACTTCCCGGAACCCGATAAGGTCCGCCCCCATGCCCACCTGGAAGGAAAGACTCCTGCCGGCGAGCTTCGCCGGCGTCCCCTTCAAGGTCCGGGAAAGCGAGTTCGCCGGCGGCCGGCGGGCGGCCGTGCACGAGTACCCGCTGCGCGACCGGCCCTTCGTCGAGGAGCTCGGGCGCGAGGTGCGCCGGATCCAGGTCGAGGGCTACCTCCTGGGCGAGGACTACGCCCTGCAGCGGGACCGCCTGCAGGCAGTCTTCGAAGGTGCGAGCCCCGGGTTCCCGCGGAAGCCCGGCCGAACGCTCGTTCATCCGACCATCGGGACGTTCCTCGCCCTGTGCCGGTCCTTCCGGTTCCGGGAGACGACCGACGAGGGGCGGATGGTCCGGTTCATGGCCGAGTTCGAGGAGGTCGGGGAGGAGATCGAGCCGGCCCCGCGGGCGGACCCGGTGGGTGAAGCCGACCAGGCCGCGGAGGCCCTTGGGACGGCCGCTTTGGAGGCCTTCGAGGAAGGGGTCGTGGTGGCCGGCGTGGTCGAGCGCGCCCGTACCGCGGTCGAGGACGTCGTCCTGGAGGCCGTGGCGCGCCTCCGGCACCTGGACGTCTTCAGCGGGCCCGCGCGGGACGTGGCCTCGCTCGAGTCGGCTCTGACCGGTCTCCTGACCCAGGTCTCCGTCCTGGTCTCGGCGCCGGCGGACCTCGCGGCGCGCGTGCTTCAAGCCCTCGACGCCGTCCTGGATGCCTCCTCCGCGCCGCTCGGGGCGCTCGAGGCCTACCGGGCCCTCCGGGACTTCCCCCCCGTGGACGACGCCGGGCCGGGCCTGCAGGGCGAGGTCGCGGTCGAGAACGGCCGGCTCACGGCCGAGCTCGTGGAGACGGCCGCCATGGCCGGCTCCGTACGGGCGGCCGCGCGCGTAGACTACCGGACCCTCGAGGAGGCCCAGGAGGTCCAGGCCGAGCTCGCGGCGCGCCTGGACGAGCTCGAGGCCCACGCCTCGGACGACGCGATCCCCACCCTCGAGGCCCTCCGCGTGACCCTGGCGCGCTCCGTGCCTCCGCCTGACCGCGACCTCCCGAGTCTCCGGACCATGACCCTCTCGACCACGCGCCCGGCCCTGGTCGTCGCCCACGAGCTCTACCAGGACGAGAGCCGGGCCCAGGAGCTCGTCGACCAGAACGCCCTCCGCCACCCGCTCCGCCTCCCCGGCCTCGTCCCGCTCCTCGTGCTCTCGAGGTGAACCCTTGCCCGCGGTAGACGAGGACGAGCTCGAGCTCCTGGTCGGCGGCCGGAGCTTCTCGGGCTGGGAGCGCGTGGAGGTCTCCCGCTCGATGGAGGCGGCCTCGGGTGCCTTCACGGTCCAGGTCTCCGACCGCGACCCCCTGCCGATCCGGGCCGGCCAGGAGGTGACCGTGCGCCTCGCGGGCGAGGTCGTGATCCGTGGGTACGTGGACGCGATCCAGGCGCGCGGGGGCGCGCGCGAGCGCTCGGTGGTCGTCTCGGGGCGCGACCGGACAGCGGATCTCGTCGACTGCTCCGAGCTCTCGGAGCCGGGCGAGTGGCACGACGTGGACCTGCAGCAGCTCGTGGAGCTGATCGCGAAGCCCTTCGACGTCGAGGTCCGTTCGCTCCTCGAGGAAGAGACCGAGCCCTTCCTCCGCTTTGCGCGCCAGCCAGGAGAGACCGCCTGGAGCGCGATTGAGCGCGCGTGTCGACTCCGCGGGGTCCTCGCCCACTCCGCCGGTGACGGCGCGCTCCTCCTCGAGCGCCCCGGGCGCCAGCTCGCCCAGGTGGCCCTGATCGAGGGCCGGAACGTCCTCGAGTGGGCGGTTGAGACGAACCTCCGCCAGCGCTTCTCGAGCTACGTCGTCCGGGCCCAGCACCCCGGCGCCGACGACTACTTCGCGGACCAGTCGGCGCTCGTCGAGGGGACGGCGGAGGACCCGGGCGTCGAGCGATTCCGCCCGCTCCTCGTGCTGGCGGAGGGCGCGCTAGTCTTCGAGAGTGCGAAGGACCGCGCGGGCTGGGAGGCGACGGTGCGGGCCGCCCGCAGCGCCACGTGCTCGTGCGTGGTCCAGGGCTGGCGCCAACGTCCAGGCGGGCGCGTCTGGCCGCTCAACGTCCTCTCCCACGTGGCGATCCAGGGCGCCGGGCTCGACCAGGTCCTCCTCGTGAATGAACTCCACCACACGCGCGACCTCGAGCAGGGGACCCTGACCGAGGTCGGACTGACGCGTGCGGACGCCTACGATCCCGAGCCCGCGGTGGACGCGGCCGAGGAGCTCGAGTTCGGCGAAGAGGACGGAGGCTTCTAAGCGGTGGCGATGGTCGACCTCGTCCGGCGCCTGGTCGAGCCGGTCCTCCACCGCGTGAAGGTGCTGGCCCAGCGGGCGGTCGTGCGCTCCTCGACGGACACGACGAAGGCCCAGACGCTCGAGCTCGCCGTGCTCTCGAGGGAGACCCTCCGCGAGGTTGAGCGGTTCGCCCATTTCGGCCTGACGACCCGGCCGCCCACGGGTTCCGAGGTCGTGGTCCTCTGCCTCGGCGGGAACCGGGACCACCCTATCGTGGTCGCGGACGAGGACCGCCGAGCGCGTCCGGTCGCGACGCTCGCCGAGGGCGAGGTGTGCCTCTATGCCTCCGGGCCGGCCCGGATCTTCGTTCGCGCCGACGGCTCGGTAGAGGTCGTCGCCTCGGGGGACCTGAAGGTCGCGGGCAAGGTGGCCGTGACCGGGGACGTCGAGGCCACCGGGAACGTGAGCGACCTCGTCGGGACGCTCGCGGCTCTCCGCTCCGCGTACAACGTGCACACCCACTCGGACCCGCAGGGCGGGACGACAGGGCCCCCTGTGCCGACGGTCTAGGGCCGGGCATTGCGCTTGGACGGGGAGTCCTTCCGCCCAGCCCCCGCGCGCCGTACCCTCCTCCACCATGACCCCAGAGCACCGAGAGCGGAGCGCGCACGACCCGGCATCGGTCCACCTCGGGATCGAGCTCGGCCGAGCCTTCGCCGCGATAGAGCGGACGCTGGCGAGGATCGAGCACAAGCTCGACCTCGCCCACGATCTCACCCCCGAGGGCGTCGCCGCCTTCGACGCCGTGGCCCGCAAGCTCGAGCGGCTCGGCGGCCCCACCCGACCAAAACCCCCCCAGACCCAGAAGGAAGAGCTACCCCTATGATCGGCCCGGAAACCCAGAAGATGATCGATCGCTTCAACGTCGCGACGTCCCGAGTGGGCGCGCGGATTCGCCAACTGATCGAAGACGCGGACCTGACGCCCGAGGAGGCCGAGGCCTTCGGCGCGGTCGCGACCGAGCTCGAGGAGATGGGCGCGAGCGCCACGGACCCGTTCCCGATCGTCGTCACCGTCAACGCGGCCACCTGGGACGAGCAGAGCCGCACGCTCTCGGCCCAGGGAGCCTTCCAGAACTACAGCCCGAGCTCGGGCGAGGTCTTCGTCCCTGCCGGCGGGACCGGAGTCAACGCCGGCGTGGCGGTTGCGGTCGAGTCGAAGCGCGACGCCAACACCGTCGTGCTGTCCGGTTCGATCGGCGCCGACGCGAACGGCCAGTCCGACGTCTTCGGCGCGATCCGAACCGCGACCAGCGCGAGCAAGCTCCGCTCCCGGCGCTCCTGAAGGGCTGCCCCCTTCCATGACGGCCGCGGCCGACCTCGATAGGGGGTGGCCGCGGCCGTTCGATTGTCGGGTGTGTACGCTCTTCCACCCATGATCGACGTAGCGCTGGTTCCGGTGGGCGAGACGCTCGACCTCGTGCTCGAGGACGGCGACCTTCGGACAGAGGACGGTCTGACAACCGCGGCCCTGGTGTCGCTCTTCTCGGACGCGCTCGCCGCGGCCGACGACGAGCTCCCCGACCTCGGGACTGATCGGCGTGGCTGGTGGGCCGCCGAGGTGATCGAGGAGGACCGCGCCGCGGGCTTCGGCTCGCTCCTCTGGCTTCTCGAGCGCTCGAAGCTCCGGAACGAGACCCTCGTTCAGGCCGAGGCGCACGCGCGCGCGGCCTTCGCCTGGCTTCTCGAGGCCGGGATCGCCGAGCGCGTCGAGGCTACCGCCTCGAGGCTCGACGGCCAGACGCTCTTCCTCGAGGTGCGCCTGATCCGCGGCCAGGCGGCCGAGCGCGCGGACCTCTGGACGGCCCAGCTCGCGGTCACCCTCGCGGTGGGGCCGGCCCGCTTCGCGCTGGTGGCGGTCCCCTAGCGCGGACGGCACCATTGGGCGCCGTGACCTTCGCGCGCCCGACCCTCGCCGAGCTCGTGGCCCGTGCGGAAAGCGAGACTGCCTCGCGCCTGGGCCTCGGTTCGCTCCTCGATCGGTCGGTCCTGAAGGTCCTGGCGCGCGTCTGGGCGGGAGGACTCCACGGGCTCTACGGCTACCTCGACTGGGTCTCACGCCAGGTTGTGCCCCTGACCGCGGACGCCGAGGTGCTCGAGCGCTGGGCGGACCTCTTCGGCCTCGAGCGTCGGCCGGCCGCGGGGGCCGCCGGAACCGTGACCTTCGCCGGGACGAGCGGGGTCGCAGTGCCCCTCGGAACGGTCGTCCAGCGGGTCGACGGCCGGCGCTTCATCACGACCGCCGGCGGGACGATCGCGGCCGGCGTGCTCTCGCTCCCGGTCCTGGCCGAGCTCGCTGGGCTGGCCGGGAACACCGCCGCGGCGAGCTCGCTCGCACTCGCGACGCCGATCGCCGGCGTGACCGGTGCCACGGTTGACGCCGGCGGCCTCGTGAACGGGCTCGACGCGGAGACCGACCGCGAGCTCCGCGACCGACTGCAGGAGCTCGTCTCGGCCCCACCCCAGGGCGGATCGGTCGCCGACTACAAAGCCTGGGCGCGCGAGGTCCCCGGCGTAACCCGCGTCTTCGTCATCGAGAACGGCCTGGGCCTCGGCACGGTGCTCGTTCTCTTCGCGGTCGACGACGACCCAGGCGGCCCGATCCCGAACCCGGCGAAGGTCCAGGAGGTCCAGGACCGCCTGACCGACGAGACGCGCCGCGACAGCGCTCCGGTGACAGCGGCCGTGACGACGATCCCGCCCGTTGCCCAGGCCATCGCGATCACGGTCGCGCTCACCCCGAACACGCTCCCCGTCCAGGTGGCCGTGGAGGACGCGCTTCGCGGGATGCTCGTCCGTGAGGGCGCGCCAGGTGGGACGATCTCCCACGCGAAGTTCGTCGAGGCCATCGCGACGGCCGCGGGCGAACAGGACCACGTCCTCACCGTGCCCGCCGGCGACGTCGTCGTCGGGGCGACGAGCCTCCCCGTCCTCGGGACGGTGACCTTCGTGTAGGTGAAGAGGCCATGGCTGACGAGTTCGCCGTCCTCGTGGTCGACGCGCCCCTCTCCACGGGCGTTGTCAACTACACCTCTCCGAAGATCACGGACTTCCAGGCCGCGGTGGTCTTCGTCTCCGGCGACTACCTCACCGAGGCGAGCTCCGCCCAGCTCTCGCTCGCCTACTTCTCGAAGCAGGGCCCGAGCACGAAGGCGGGAGGCCTCTCGAGCTTCTTCCGTGCGGGGCAGAGCGGCGCGAGCGTCGCGAGACACGCGGCCTCCACCTCCTCGGCCGGAACGGGCCTGATCCGCGTCCTCGATCCGGCGACGCTCGGGGGAGACTGGGCGCTGGGCACGGTCTCCGACCTCTCGGACGGGATCGCGGTCAACTGGACCGACGTCTCCGGGCTCTCCTCCTCGAGGAAGGTCAAGCTCATCGTGATCCTCTTCGGAGGGTGCGGGGTCCGCGCCGGCTCGGCCGCCCAGAACGCCTCCTTCTACGTGGGCGGGTCGCCGACCCATCTCCTCTCCTTCGCGAAGCGCGGAAGCTTCGGCGGGATAGCCACCGGCTTCTCGGTCACGGTCGGCGGAGCGGTGGACGGCGGCTCGATCGTCCAGGGCTTCGCCGGCACGTGCTGGCCCACGGCCGCCGACCCGGTCTCGTGCGGACAGTACCTGAGCACCACGAACTACGCGGGGGCGATCCAGGAGGCGGGCGGGGTTCCAACCACCGTGAGCGACGACGCGGTGACGGACTTCGTCACCGACGGCTTCGACCGCGACGGGACCGCCGTCGGTGCCTTCTGGCTTGGTTTCAACTGGGTTGACGACCGCGTCGGCCTGATCGCGGTCGAGACCTTCACCGGGAGCGAGAGTGGCGTCACGGCGCTCGTCGGCCTCGGGCGCTACTGCGAGGTTGTGATCGGCGTTTGGATCGGAGCCACGAGCAGCGACGCGCTTCAGACCGGAGCGCCGGCGCAACAGCTCGGGGTCTTCGTCACGGACGGAGTCGAGACCCATTCGATCTCCTGTGCGATCGACGAGGGCCTTGACCCCGACTCGATGCCCACCGTGGCGTACTCGCGCTACAAATCGGGCGAGTGGAACGTGGTCTCGGGCGCCGGCGGGACGGCCTTCCGCGCGACCTCGGTCGCGATCACGCCGACCGGGCTCTCGATCGACGTCGCGACATCCCAGGCGGGGCGCCTCTTCCTGTGGGGCGTCTCGCGGATCCCCGCGCTCGAGCCCGCCGCGGCGACCCTCGACCTCGGGCTCCCCGCCCCTTCGCTCCTCGCGGAGAACCGGGTTTTTCCGACCCCCGTCCCCATCCCTCTCTCGGTCCCGGTGCCTACCATCATGGCGCCGCACCAACCCAACGCGGTTCCGATCGCGCTGGTCCTGCCGGCGCCGGCCGTCTTCACGCCGGCGATTCCGGTGATCGTCGAGGAGCCGGATCTAGGCCCCGCCTATCACGAGTCACTGGCCGCGCTCCTCCCCCGCGGCCTAGCGTGGCCGAAGAGGTCCAGCCCTTGACCGTCCTCCTCGATCTCCTCCGCGCCCCGGCCGAGCTCCTCGCCGACGTTGAGGAGCGCTCGCTCGACCTCCACGACGAGGCGGACCTCCGCACCGTGCTCGAGCTCCTCCCGGAGTGGATTGAGTTCCTCGGCCTGGCGGACGACTGCACCGACGGCCTGCCCCAGACAACGACGGAGCAACGCTACGCGGCCTACCGGAAGATAGCCCTGCCCGGCGGGCAGAACCGCTTCCACCTCTCCGAGGTCGCGAAGGGCCTCGGGTACGACGTCGAGGTCGTGGACATCGTCGGGTTCCAGGCCTTCGTCGCGGGGAGCGCGGCCGGCGACTACCTCTACGGTGACGACTGGGCCTTCGCGGTGGAGATCCACGCGGGCGAGGTGACCCCGCGCTTCGCGCGCGCGGGGATCACGGTCGCCGGCGAACCGCTCGTCACCTTCGGGAACGGCCTGCTCGAGTGCACCCTGGACTCGATCAAGCCCGCCCACGGTTTCTTCCTCTACGTGTACGACAAGCCCTACACCGGCTACGCCCCCTGGAGCTTCGCGATCCCCTCGAGCCTCCCGATCCGCCTCGTCCTTCCGATCCCCACGAGGACTTAGACCATGCACCGTGTTGACCACACTACCGCCGTCCCCGTGATCCCCTCGCCCGACCCGGTCGGGACCCCGGGTTTCTTCACCGAGGGCGACCCGCTGATGGCGGTCCCCGCAACCCGAGTGACCGACGACTTCTTAAACGCGGTCCAGGAGGAGCTCGTCGCGCCCGTCCTCGGGATGGGGTTGACGCTCGACAAGGGGAGCCGCGATCAGCTCTTCGAGGCCATCCTGAAGATTGCCGCCCAGGGCACGAGCGGGAACGTCCTGCTCAATCCCGACTTCCGGATCTGGAACCGCTACGGGACAACGGTCGTCGGGGCGACCTTCTCGCGCGGCTACTATGGGCCCGACCGCTGGCTCTTCGACTCCGCCGGCGGGACGGGCAATCTCTCGCGCTCGTTCCTGACCGGAGCGACTCCCCGCGGTCCATCCGGCTCCGCCTACGCCTGTAGATGGGACTCGATCGCAGTCGTCGGGCAGAGCGCGAAGCTCCGCCAGCGCGTCGAGCGTGCCGAGACTTACGAGGGCCGGCCGATCACCCTTGCCTTCGACCTCCGCCGGATCGGAGGCGCGGACCACTCGCTCCTCGCGGTGGAGGTGGAGCAGGTCTTCGGCTCCGGCTCGCCGGTCACGACCACGTTGACCCCGGTCCTCGGGAACCTCGTCGACACCTCCTGGCGCCGCTTTGCCTTCACCGGGACGCTCCCGAGCGTCGCCGGGAAGGACCTCCTGCAGCCGGCCTATCTCGAGGTCCGGGTTATCTGGCCCGTCAACACGGCGATTGACGTCGAGTTCACCGCGTTCTCGCTCTCCCGCGGGAGCAAGGACCCCGGCTTCTTCTCGCGCCCTGAACCGCTCGAGCGGCTCATGTGCTGGCGGTACTACGAGAACACGGCGCGGGAGAACAACGGGATGAGCGGGACCAACGGCGCGGGCTCGATCCTCGCCCGCCTCTGGGACACCGCCTTCGTCTGGGCGACCGGTGGCGGGAACGCCATCGGGTCCTTCCGCGACACCTTCCGCGCGGACAAGTTCACGAACACAGGGACCTTCGGGATCCGCTGGTGGGGCAGGAACAACCTCGCCGGCTTCGTCACGGAGAGGGCCGCGGTCGACGTGCACCACGCGGTCATCACGAGCGCGACCGGTCTGGAGAGCTACAACGGGAACTCGACCGGGGCGCCCATCTTCTCGGGTGCCCCGCCGGCCGCCGGGACGAAGGTCTTCGCGGCCGGCTGGGAGGCCTTCGCGGAGATCACGCGCACCGGCGATGATCTCACCGCCCCATGACCTAGCGCCTCGGCGTGCGCCGGCGCACGCCGAGCTCCTCGATCTCGACGCCGTAGAGCTCCGCGACCTGGCGCCTCTTCAGCTCGTACACCTCGGTCCGCGTCCCCTTCACGTCCTCGAAGGACTGGTGCCCGTCGGTCCAGAAGACGAGGAAGTCGAGCAGGTAGCGCGTCCCCCCCGGGAGGTGGAACGGGACCTGGCGGAGGAAGAAACGCACATGCCCCGCGGAGCGGAGGAGCTTCAGGTCCTGGTAGCGCCGGGCCTCGGCCTTCGAGGCGAAGACGATCCCGTCCGCGGTACGCTCCTCGCGCGGGGCCACGTGGTACTTGTTCGCGCCGCGACCGCGTCGCGCGGAGGCTAGGGCCGCCTCGAGCGCCGCGCGCCCCTTCAGCACCCGGGGTCCTGCGCTTCCCAGACCCGCATCGGCCGGCCGCCCGGCTGGGAGAGCAGGTAGTAGTCGGCCTCCCCGGCGTCCCCGAGGAGTCGGAGCGCGCCGCGCACGACGGCCTCGGGCCAGCCGAGGCGCTTCGAGAGCTCGTCCTTCGTGGCGGGCCCTCGAGCGAGGAGGTCCGCCCTCAACGCCCGCGCGCGTTCGTGGCTCACAATCACCGGAAGTCCTCGCCCGAGAGGGTAACGCTCTCCCGGCCCTGGCGCCCCCGTAGCTCGAGCCAGAGGGAGCGCCACCCGTGGAGCGAGGCGAGGGCGAAGGCGAAGGCCGCCCAGCCCCCGCACCCGCCGGCGACGTGGAGGAGGACGCCCGCGAAGGCGTGGAAGGCCGCGCAAGCGCGGTGGAAGGCAACGGGATTCACGAGGCAGGATCCTCTTCGTTCGAGGTGGAAGGTTCGGACCAGACCCAGTCGTCCCCGCGGACGAGCTGGTGGAAGGCGCATGCGAGCCCGTAGGCCGCGAGCACGAGCACGGGCAGGACGTCGACCGTGGGCGCCTCGGAGGCGAGCCAGGTCCGGAGCAGCGCGTCGAGCACGTAGCACGCCGAGGCCGCCCCCGGGAGGTGGACGAGGTCCGAGGCCATCCGGCGGAGGAAGGGGCTCACGGGCGCACCCCGCGGACCTGGAGCCGGAGCTGGGCGCGATCCTTCAGCTCGCGCCGGCCGATCCGCTCGAGGGCCTCGCGACCCCGGCGGCTCTCCTCGGTCTCGAGCGCGCGTGCCCCGCGACGTTCGGCCTGGGTCAGCTTCTCGTCGACCTCGATCGCCCGCAGGATCTCCTGAACGCTCATGGTGTCGGCTCCCTTTCCTTCGTCGCCACTCGGCGCGCTACATATGTCGGACGGAGAGCGAACGCTTCCTGAGCCGAAACGGAGTAGGTTTCTCCCTGGAGGGGCGCGCGGTCCGGTTCACCGCCGCGCGGGCCCTCCGCGGACGGCCTCCCGGGAGGCGAAACGAGTTCCTGGGATCCTGGTCGTCCTGCCTCCTCCTCCCAACCACTCCGGGGACGGATGAGCAGGGAGACCCCGCGCGTCGCTCGGACTGGAGCCGGCGCTCCGTGCCTCGGAGCCCATGGAAGGCGCGGTCCGGGCGAACCGAGCGCGCGGTTCCGGGGGGGCCGCCCGTTTCTTCCGAGCGCTATAGGTTCGGCGGCCCCTGGAGCAGGACCTCGACACTCGTCGACCCCGCGCCCGCGGCCACGATCACGACGCCGGCGGAGCGGTTCCCGGCGGAGGTGGTCGTGAGCTTGCCCACCCCGTTGTCCCAATAGACGCGCTGGTGAAGGGTCATCGCGTCGGCGGTGACCTTCGGCAGATTGAAGGACCCACGGACGACGAGCGTCGCCTGCTGGCCGGTCGAGACCGAATCCTTGACGACGCCGAAGACGTCGCCCGAGAGGAGCCCCTGCCCCGCGGTGAGGTTAGCGCCGGCGGTGAAGACGAGCTCGACGCCAGCGACGCGCGCGATGGCATGGAGGACGGCCTGGCGGACTTGGGTCGTGTCGAGCTTGTCCGCCGCGAGGCCCTCGGCCTCGACCATGGAGACGAGCTCCTCCTGGTGGGCGTTCAAGTAGTCCGCCGCGATGATCGTTCCCGGCACGCCGGCGAAGGGGTTCCCCCCGACCCACGTCCCCGCCACGGAGCCCGGACTGTCGATGCGGTGAACCATGGCCGGCGAGGGTAACCTCGGCGACCGCCCCTTTCCTCCCCCGGAGGTTTCCACCCATGCGCTCTCCCTCGAACCCCTTCCGGATCGTCTGGCTCGCCCTGCTCGGGCTCCTCCTCGGCTTCCTCGCTTGCGTCACCGCGCGCGAGCTCTTCCCCTCCGGGGCCGAGGAGCCTCTCGACTTCGAGCGCGCCGCGCTCGAGCCCTTCGAGCTCTTCCCTGGGACCGACGAGCTCCGCCTCGGCCAGGTGGACCTGCCGGCCGGCACGGTGCCAGGCTTCGACCTCGCCTTCCGAGGGGACAACCGCCAGCGCTACGACCCCGCGGTCTGGCTCTCCCGGGAGCTCGAGGGCGTGCGCTTCACCGGCGCCGGGCGGGACCTCACCCACATAGTCGCCGGCGAGGACACCTACCACGACTCGACGATCTTCGTCGGGCCCTTCGACGGGGTGCTCTGGCTCGAGCACATGACCATCCACGCGGCGAAGAGGAAGGCGATCCACTTCGGCCTGGCGACCCGGGACGCGGACGCCAAGGGCGAGCTCGTGGACGTCTCGCCGATCCGGCCGCGCTTCCGCCTCGTGCTCCGGGACGTGCGCATAGTCGCGGATCCCGCGCGCTCGGTGATCTTCACCGGCACGGACGGCGCGATGGTCCCGGCGGGGACGGTGGTCGTCCGGCCCGACGGTGTCCGCTTCTGGACGACGACAACCGGGACGATCGCCGGCGGGAAGGCGACGATCCTCGTCCGGCCTGCGATCGACGACGAGGAGTCGGTCACGGTCGCGCTCCGGCTCGAGCACGCGCCCGCGGGCGTGAGCGGCGCCCAGGGGATCCAGAACTCGGCGGTGTGGGGAACCTTCAGCTACCAGGGCGACCTCGACTTCCGGGACGTCGTGTACGACTTCGCCCGCGGAGCCGAGCACGCCCACTACTCGCACGGCTACGCCTCGCGCGGCTCCTCCTGGGTCGACGTCCAGATCAACGCCTCCGGCTCCGAGGGCTCGAAGCACACGGCGCGCCCGGCGGAATGCCACGACGTCCCGGGCGCGCTCCTCTACTTCAAGCGCTGCAGCGCCCTTCGCTGGGACCAGGAGTGGGGCTGGCGCGGGGGCGCCGGGTGGACCTTTCAGGGGATCGGCGGGAGGACCAACGTCCGCGCGGAGGACTGCGTTTTTTGGGGTGCCCCGCGCTCCGCGGTCCCTGGGAACCCCCACTGCCTCATGGTCGACGACGGAGGCCAGGACTACTACGACGACCAGGGCCGGCCGGGCGGTCCGGGGCCGGCGACCGGGGACGTGGTCCTCCGCCGGTGCGGGTTCCGCTCGGTCGGGGACGCCGACTACGACCCCTTCCTCCGGGTCGGGACGCTCCGGGCCTGGATGCCGAACGCCGCGGTCGCCCGCTCGCTCACGATCACGGACAGCGCGGCCTACGGGTGGCACGTCCTCGCCCAGGTGGGCGGGGTGACCGAGGGTGTCCGCATCCGCCGGTGCAACACGCCCGCCATTCGGGCCTTGGCAGCGGCTCGAGGCTACCCCGTCCAGGACGAGGCCCAGCTTGCGCTCCAGGGCGAGGGGCTTCGGCCCTTCTCCAAGGGCTACCCGTGAGGTCCCGGAGCCCGGAAGCTACCCTGGCGCCATGCTGAAGAGCCGAAAGACGACCGTGGCCGGCGTGGCCGCCGGCCTGGGCCTACTCCTCTCCCTCGCCTCGAAGCTCCTCGCGGAGGGGGGCCCGGGCCTCCTCGCGGTCTTCCAACCCGAATACGCGGCCGAGCTCCTGGCGGCCGTGGGGGCAGCCTTCATCGGCCTCTTCGCGCGAGACGACAACGTCACGAGCGAGGGGACGAAGGCGCCGAAGAACGTCGCCGCGCCGACCTCGCGTCCTCCGTTCCGGTGAGCTGACCCCGTGACCTGGGTAAAGGACGAGGCGGCCGCGGGGGACCCAGGCAACTTCTCGTGGGCGATCTTTACCGACGACTCCCCGAACGCGCCCTCGAAGACCCTCGTCTTCGACACGGACGTGGGGCCGCAAGCGAAGGCGCTCGTGATCGCGGTCGTCCGCCTCGAGTTCGTCGCCACGGCGACGGTGGGGAACCGCGCGCTCGTCTTCGAGCTCCTCGACGCCGAGGACGACACGGTCCTCGTTTTCGCGTCGGCAACCGCGATCACAGCCGGGCAAGCGCGCGACCTCCAGTTTGCTCCGATGGGGCGCGCCGAGGTGGTCCTCTCCCCGCTGATCTATGTCGACGTCCCGGTCCGCGAGGTCGTCCTGCTAAAGGGGATGAAGCTCCGCTGCCGTGACGTCAACGCGATCGACGTTCTCGACGACATGACCGTGCACGTGCACGGTCGCGTTTACTAGGCGGGCGGAGGGCTCGAGGCCTTCGGCCCACGCGCGGCCCGACGCGCTGGCTCCGGAACAGCCAGCGAACCACCAGCTCGACGCACCCGCTCATCGACGCGCGGATCAGGAGGCTCCTGGAAGGGGAGCGGCTCCTGGACGACCCGAACCTTCATGTCGAGCTCGAGCGCCTCGGCATGGGCCGCGTCCAGGAGGAACTCGAGGAGCTCGCGCGGCGCGCGCGTGTCGGCGCGCGTGAGGGTGAGCGCGAGGACGACCGCGACGCGCTCGCCGTCCTTCTTGCCGGGCAGCTTGATCTTCGCTCCGGTAAGTCGGCACGTGTCCTTCCACGCCCCGGCGGGACGGTCTGGGTACGAAAGCTCGACCTGGACCGAGTCGCCCGCGGTCGCCGCGACGAACGCGAGGACCTTCGACGGAGCGGAGCCGGTGTAGACGAGAGGAAAGGCGACCTTCGTGAGCTTGGCCGAGCCGGTCGCGGGGAGGGAGAGCTCGGCTCGGGTGGCCCGCACGGGGACCTCGAGGCTGGAGACCATGGGGACACTCTACCTCTTGGAACGCCCGGACTGGCTCCCTATGCTCGGGGCCCCGGCCCCACCCCTCGAGGTCCCCGCCCATGTCATCCTTCGTCTACCAGCGCGCCAAGGAACTGATCGCGACCGCGGGCCTGAACCTCTCCACCGCGGACCTGCGGGTGGCCCTGGTCATGACCAACACGACCACGGACACCCAGAAGGCCGCCAACACCTTCGCGGGCTTCACGACTCTGGACGAGTGCGACGGGGCGAACTACGCCAGGGTTGACCTGGCCGGGGTGACGGGCGTCCGGGACGACGGGAACCTCATCTGGTACGTGGACGCGACCGACGCCGTCTTCACGAACCTGGGCGCCGGCACGCGCCAGAACCAGGCGGCCCTCCTCCACGTCCACAACGCGACGCCGGGGCTCGAGATCCCCGTGGCCTTCTTCGACACGGGGGGCTTCCCCTTCGACGGCACGGGCGCCAACAACACGATCCAGTGGGCCGCGCTCGGAATCCTCCAGCTCACCGGGTGAGCTAGTGGAGTGGGCCGGCCTCCCATGCCTGCCACCGTCACGCTGACGCCGGGCGGAGCGCCCGGGTAGCGCCGTGGGGAACGAGATCATCGTCCGGGACGTGCCGTTCACGTTGCCGAACGCGAGCGGCGCCTTCACGATCACGGACACGGGCGGGCCGGCGGGTATGACGCCCAAGGCCTGCATCATCGTGCTCTCGGGGGCGAGCGGTACGGGAGGCGAGACCAACCCCGCCCGAATCTCGATCGGGCTCACGGACGGGGCGGCCGCGATCGCGATCGGCCTCATGGCTGAGCACAACGTGCTCGCCACCCTGGCGGACACGGGGAGGAGGCGAGCCAACAACAAGATCCTGAACCTCCCGGTGACGACCACGGAGGCGCTCGGGGTGGGGGCCACGTTCACATCGGTTGGGGTTAACGCGCTCACGATCAACGTGGACACGGCGTCCGTGCTCAAGGGCTTCGTGCGCTTCATGTACGGCGCGAACCTCTCGGCCAAGCTGGTAACGGTCTCCTCCCCCACGACGGACAACACGGCCTTCAACTCGCCGTCGCTCGGCCTGGTGGCGGACGCCGTGCTCGCGATCAGCGCCCGCACCGTCTGGAACACGGATGCCGGCCTCAACAACGTGATCTTCTCAATGGGCTTCGCGGGGCGGCTCCCCTCGACCTCGCAGGCGTGCGTGGGGATCTGCGCGCAAGACCTGGCGTCCCCGACCAGCGTAGGCATGAAGGCGAGGAACGATCGCCTGCTCTCGATCGTGATCTCTACGGCTGGCGTCGTCACTGAGGCAATCTCGATCCAGCTCACGGCCTGGAACGCCGATGACGTGGAGCTGACGACGCGCGACACGGCGGGCGAGGCTATCGGGGTCGGGTTGCTCGCGTTCTCGCTGAACGGGGAGAGGTGCGTCGCGGACTTGCCGGCCTTGAACTCGGACACGCTCGGAGTGTCGAGCTACGCGGGGGCGGGATTCAAGGCGCGGGCGCTCTTCACGGTGGGGAGCGCGGCTGCGACTGCGAACACGCTCGACGCGACGGTCGGGGCCATGTCGTTCGGGGTGTACGCGCCAGCGACCGGGAGCGCCGGCGGGAGCATGGCGAAGTGGAACTCGGCCGACGCCCAGACGACCAGCGTTACGACGTGCTCGATTGCCTCCGACCAGTTCCACCACGTGGAGTCGAAGTGGGCCGCGCGGGTGGTCGCGATCACGGTTACCGGCTTCGACTACAACGTGCTCGTCTCGGCCTCGGCGGACCTGCCTACGCTCTGCTTCTCGTTCGGGGAGGACCCGATCGCGCCGACGCCCGCGGTGCTCGCCCTCGTCCTGCCGGCGCCGACGATTCTCCGCACGGAGACGCCGGCCGCGGTCCCGCTCGCGCTCGCCCTGCCCCAACCGGCGCGTCTCTTGACGGAGACACCGGCGGCCGTGGTGCTCGCCCTGGCGCTCCCTCAACCAGCGCGCCTCCTGACCGAG